CGCCTTACTTGGGGCGACCGACAGCACTTCGTATGTTGCGCCGTCGATCTCGTGCTGGGTCCCAGGCCGCGGCTGCGGCCCCTTGGGGACGAAGGATAGCTGTGCGGTCTCTCCGCTGATGACCAGCCCGGCCAATCCAATCGCGAATGGCACCTCGACCCGCTGGCCGTTGTTTACGGTGAACTTCGTCATAGCTGCTGCACCGTGACTGCCCAGGTCCGCTGGCGGCGCCGGGCTGGGCTGGAGTTGGTGTTGACGGTCAGCTCAATGCCGAGCTGGGTGCCGGCGCCGGAATAAGCCGGATGGTCGCGGAATGCGGGATCCACCTCGAGCCATAGCTTCACTGTGTCATTCGCCCCATTGAGGGCGGGCACCCTACCAACAGCCTGGCTGATCGTGAGGCCCAGAGCGACGGCTTCGGGAGAAACGGTAAGCTCAAAGCTGGAAGCTGACTCGCCCACCTCGAGCAACGCCGTCGAGCCCCGCAGGTACATCTGGTAATCGACGAGATCGGTCGGATCCATTGGAGGGACCCAAACCGCGGGGTTCAGTGGTAGAGCCATTTAACCCCCGCTTATGCTGTCCGCTGAAGGAGCGTGCTTCCAACCGCTGTCGCAGTCCTGGCTGCAAGTGTGGAACCGATCGCTGTGGCCGTCCGACTTGCTGGTGTGGCCGTCACGATGCGAGGCAAGACCGTCGGCGATGCCGCCAAATGCGCGTGCAAAGAGTTGAACGGCGATATGAAGCTCTTAGAAGCAATGGAAGGCGCCGTGGCTGCATGAGCATGAACAGCGGCGCTGACAACAATAGAAGATTTGGGAACAACCGTCGGTGAAGTCGACGAGTGCCCCTGAGTGGCAGCGTTTACGACGATGGAGCTTTTCGCCGCAATCGTGGCGCTGGTAGCCGTATGCCCCTGGGTGGCTCCCACGGGTGTGAAACTGCTCTTCGCCGCTACCGTCGGCGCTGTAGCTGAATGTCCGTGAGTGCTGCTATTCGCGGTGACCGCTGACTTCGCACCGACCGTGGGGCTGGTTGAAGTTAGAGAGTGAACCCCTGCCGAAGGCGTTATGCTGGCCGACAGAACTGTTGGCGAAGATGCGCTGTGACCTTGTAGGCTTCCATCAGGCGCAATGGTCGACTTAGGAGCAACAGTTGGGCTCGTCGCGACCTGCGCCTGGGTCGCGCTCGCGGGAGCAACCGCCGACTTGGCGGTAATCGCTGGGCTTGTCGCAGCGTGGCCGTGACCGGCGTTCGCTGGGATGACGCTAGGCGTGCTACTCGCAGATGCGAGCGGCGATGAGGCTATAGGCCCGAAGCCGAGCATGTTACCGCTTCAGGGCTTCGCGGGTCCGCACTGCTATGGCTTGTGCCTTGGCTGCGTTCGGCAACACCCCTTCTTGCACTAAGGCAGTGAGGAATGCTGACAGGAACTCGCGCGGTGTGAAGTTGAAGCCGTCCGGCTCCGTAGGAACATAGGATCCACGCGCAGCAGCTATGGCAGCTTCCTCTTCCGAGGTGAAAGGGCGGACTTGCCCTGTTGCGCAGTCAACAGCAGGCATCTAGCATACCCCATCATGAAAATTGCTATCTGCACCCCGTGTCATGGTGACACTCGGGCTGCCTTCACTCTGTCCCTCGCGAAAATGCTCATGCGGACCATGTCGGAGTGGCAGCATCGCTTTCCGAGCGAGCCCCTGACCTTGGACACCTTCATGGGATCGGGCGGAATCGTGGCTCTCGTGCGGGAGAGGCTGGTTGAAACCGCAGAAAAGTGGGGCGCAGACTGGATACTCTGGCTCGACAGCGATCAGACCTTCCCGGGCGACACCCTCCTGCGACTGATTGAAAGCCGAGAGCCAGTGATCGGCGCCAATATCCCCCACCGTAGCCCTGACGCCCGCCCTACGGCAGAGATCCTGGGCGGCAACGGCGAGAGGGTGCCGCTCTACACCACGCGCGAGAAAGCCGCTGCCGATGAGATCGAAGCGGCCCACCTCATGGGTCTTGGGGTCTGCCTCACCTCTATGACGGCATTGAAGGCTCTGCCGAGACCGATCTTCAACGAGCTTCGCGAGGACCATGGGCTGATGCGAAAGCTCGCCGCTTCCGGCTTTACTCCGAAGGTTCACCACGGCCTTTCCGCTCAGGTCGGCCATGTCGGCGTGTTCACTTGGACGAACGAGCACTCTCTGGCCCGGCAGCCGCGGAAAGTCAGCGTGGAGATTGGTGCGGCCGGTCAAGCGCTCCAAAAACTATCTCCCGAATAGCGTGATTGAGCCGGCATCGAACAGTCCGGCGTTTATAGAACAGCGCAAGGCGCGGATACCGCCGGTTGAGTTCCATTTTATTGGAGAGTGCTGAGCGTTTACCATGCCTGGCGATGTCAGGGCAGACTGGTAGCCAATCCACTGCGTGAGCCCATGATCTCCATTGTACTTGGGAAACCAGAGCGCACCTTGGATCGCCGAACTCGCCGTAACGGACCCTTGGAAGACCAATGCGGCAGAAAACGTGGCCCCGTCCGGCGAGATGGCTATTGCCGGATTCCCCGTGCTGCTGCCGCTGACTCCGTTCCACAGAAGCAATAAGTCATCGTATGTGGAGGGGATCGACAAGAAGTCTACGGTCGTGCCGCTAGTGGTCGGCGTGGTCGCGATCTCCGTCCACTGAAGCTTCTCCGCAGGCGCATCAATAAACACCTTCGCGGCCCCGCCAAGGCTCAGCAGCGCCCCCGTTGAAGACGAGATCAGCGTCCGTGTGAGCGTCGTCCCCGTGGCCGTATACGTGCCCCGGCCGACCTCCCAGGCCGTCCCGTCCTCGATCGTGTAGAAAAGCTGTTCGCCGTTCACGACGCCGGACGCGGCAAAGGTCTGAAACCCACTATCCGCCGAGCCGAGCGTGATCGTGCCCGTGCCCGTCGTCGCGGTTGTCATCTTGGCGCGGTTGTGGAGAGCCATCTAAGCAGGTCCTATGCCGGCGCCGCGATCTCGGCTTTCCAGCTACCGATGTCGGCCGTGCCGCCGCCGGATACCGCCTGCGTGGTCGTGGTGGTGACATAGAGCAGCCGGGTAGCGTCGCAGATCGCGACATGCTGACCCGAGCCCGTGTTCGTAACCGCCACCGCCGTCTTGGCTGAAATGGTCATCTTCCGACCCGATGTGTCGCCGTTCGCAAGCGTGACCTCGGTCGCCTTGTTCAGCGTGGTCGACGCCAGCATGTAGGTCGTCACCGCCTCGGTGCGGGTCGTCGGCTGGGTCGAGCAGAGCGTGTAGGTGATGGTGTCGGCGCTGGTCTTCACCATGTTGAACGCGCCGTCGATGAAGTCGGGGTGAGCATATTTCGCCATCGGTTAGCCCTCCAGGACTTGCCGGCCGGCATTGTCACCGGATCCGAAAACGGTTGCGGGGTCGATGCCAGGCACTTCCTCGCCCGCTTCGTTGAAGTAGGTCAGGCTCCCCACTGGGTAGGTGTGGACCGCCTTGTCCTTGGTCTTCTCGGCCCAGCCGCAGGCGACGAAATAGTCTTCAGCCCGCTCGTCTTTGAACGCGAGGGCGACGCCGGGGATGAGCTGCAGCCGCCCCTGCTTTACAGGTTGGTTGAAGATCACTGCCATGTGTTGCCCTCTCGTGTGGTGTGCGGGCCGCCCGCAGATATGCAGCGAGCGGCCCTAAGCTGGCCGCAAGGGGTGTCGGCTCAGCCGTTCTTGAGGTTCTTCGCGACAGCCTCTTCGACCGGCGTGATCGCTGAAGGCTCGTTGAAGTCGATGCGGTTCATGTCCGCGGTCGACCGTTCGCGCGGGTTGGAGTCGACAGAGTCGCTGGACATGTCGACGCGCTCGATGATGGTCGGCTCGATGATTGCGCCGGAAGCGGCAAATTCGGTCGCAGGGGCGAGCTTGTCTGCCTTCTGCTCGGCAGGCGCGTTCGCTTTCGTGTCGTTCTTGGTGACAGCCATTTCGGCCTCCTTCGAAGAAAGGTTGAGGCCGGGCACCGCGCCCGGCCTCGATCAGGGCTAGGCCTGCTTGATGAAGCGCATGTATTCCGGGTTCTTCACACCGCCGCCGACGCGCTTGGTGGTGTAGAAGCCGACATAAGGCTTGTTGGTGAAGGGGTCGCGCAGGACCCGAATGCCGATCCGGTCGATCACCAGGTAGGTCGCTTCCATGTCGCCGAAGAGGATGGAAACCAGCCCAGTGGTCATGTTCGGCATGCCGGGAACCTCGACCACCGGATAACCCTGGAGGGTCGAGGGCTGGCCGGCGACATAGGTCGGCTGCCAGATGTAATTGCCCTGGCCGTCCTTCAGCTTCCGGATTTTGCCCATGCTCGTGCGGTTCATGTAGAACTTGGCGTTGGCGTTCCGCTCGCTTGGCAGCGAGTAGACCAGATCAATCACCTCATCCGTCGTGACCGCTGCGGCGCCGGCTGCAGTCGCTCCGGTGATGGCTCCGAACGGGTGTGTCGCGGCATTCGCCCCGCCAGTCACATAGTTCAGAATGCCGGTCGGCTTGTTGGTGCCGTTGCCGCTCAGGAAAGCCGTGTTCTCCTGGATGGCGAACTCGCCGTCGACCTCGTCGGCAAGCCATTGCTCGAGATCGATCGCGACGTCGTCCAGCGCCTGCTGGGTGATCTGCGGATTGGCGTAGATTTCACCGATGCTCCACGCGAGGCTGGTCAGCCCCGGAGTGGTTGTCGCCGGCCGCGCTGCGGTCTCTCCGACCCAGCCGCTGCCGATCACGCCATCGTTGTAGACCTTGCTGAAACCCGGCCCGCTGATCGTGATCACCTGCGCGTTTTCGCGGATCGGCGAACGCTGCTTCAGCTTGTTGGTGATGGTACGGTCCCACTCGACAGGAGCGAGATAGCCGCCTTCAGCAGCCGTGCCGACGCTCATGGCCGCCTGGACCTCACCGCGGCGCATGTGGGCCTTGAACGCCGACACATATTCCGGGTTCGTCGGCTGCATGTCGCCTGGCGTCGCGGTCAGAGCCGCGGCAGCGATCTTCTCGTTCAGGGCGGCCTCGATGTCCGCGATCGTCGCATTGATCGCATCGATCTTGTTGTTCAGGACGACATCGTCGACCTTGGACGACAGAGCCTGGTTGTTCGCAGTCTTGAACTCTTCGAACGCGCCATTGAGCTGCGTGATCAGAGCTTTCGGATCGGTGGCGTCCGCGCGAGGGAGCCCGATCAGGGCACGCGGACGAGCGGAAACGAGCGCGGCCAAGCCGACGCCCGCAAGAGCAGTCTTTTTCATGTTAGCAATCCTTGAAAAGAAGGCTGGCTAGGCCCGAAGTGTAGCCAAGAGGGAGGCCGTCAAAGCAGCCAGTTCAGGATCGCCAGCGTCCGGCTTGGCGGGCTCAGAGGCAGCGTCCGGCTTACCTCGGATTTTATTCAACAGGTCACGCGCGGCAGAGCGTGGCATCTCCGCGCAAAGCGAAAGTTCGGCGCGTCTCAGCGCCTTTACAGAGTCTTCTTCTGCGGCAGGCTCTTCGACCTGGGCGATCTCGTCCGCGGCCAGGAGAGCGTCCGCATAGCCCGTCTCGACGGCCTCACTGCCGTTCAGCCAGGTCTCTTTGTCCATCGCAGCTTGCACTGCGGCGAGATCCTGCCCCGTTCGCGAGACATAAACATCCGCCAGAGCGCGATCGAATGGCTCTAGGAAGTCCGCAACTTCGCGCATGTCGTGTCGATTACCGATCGCCATCACCCAGGCGTTGTGGATCATCAGGAACGACGACGCACCAATCTGGATGTTGTCTCCAGCCATCGCGATGATCGATGCGGCCGAAGCAGCGACGCCCAGTACCTTGACCGTGATCGTCCCCTGATGCTCGCGAAGGCGGTTGTAGATGGCGATGCCTTCGAAAACATCGCCGCCGGGGCTGTTGATGTTGACAGTGACGTTCTTGGTGCTGCCGATGGCACGCAGAGCGCCGTCGATGCGCTTCACTGTTACGCCCTCACCGCCCCACGGATCCTCGCCGATGACGCTGTAGATGCTGATCGAGGCGTCATCGGCCTTGGCCGCCTTCACGCGCGGATCGAACCGATCAAGTGCGCCCTCTGTGGAGAGCGCCGTGATCTTCCGATTGGCGTTAAGCCGGATCTTGCCCGGTCGTGCCATTGGCACCTCCTTGTGAGCCCTTCGACAGGCCGACGCCTTCCGGGTGGTCCGGAAGGTCGAGCAGCCCGCGCGCTTCGTTCTGTTCCATGATCTGCGGGCCGCCGCCGGCGCCCATCATCTTTGAGAAGAACTCCGCCTGGTCCTTCATCGAACCGCGGAGCAAAGCCCGCTCATTGAACTTTGTGTAATATCCCGCGCGGCGTTCCGCATCCGTCAGCAGCGAACGCTCAACAGCCTGCTCCCAAGCGACGAACCAAGGCGCCAGGCCATACTGGACGAAAAAGATACCGAGCTGCTCGATGCCACTACCCCAGCTCGTGTCGTCCATCATCAGGAAGGGCCGAGGGACGCCGAAGACGCGGGCGATTTCCTCGATCTGATGTTGGCGGGTCTCTAGGTGCTGCGAGTCCTTGGCATTGGTCTGAACGCTTTTGTATTCGAGCCCCTCTTCCGTGACGAGAGTCTTGTTCGCGTTCTCCGAACCTGAAAATTCCTCGTCGAATTGGGCTTTAAGACGCTCCACCGCCTCTTTCGAGAGCTTGCCGTCCTTCTTGCTCAAGACATCGCGGATCAGTGAGCCGTAGCGGAACAACCTGGCCGCTGCCTTGTCGGCCTGAAGGCTGAGCCCGATTGCGTCGGCCGCCTCGTCAACAAGAGAAACACCGTTCAATCCGTCGTCGGAGTCGCCGTAGATGTGCAGCATGTCGACGGGCTGGATCGTGCGCGTCCCCCGGCCAGTATCGACGACGTAGGGGTCATCCCAATTTTGGCGCCGCCTGACCTTTGTCGGGTGGATTGGCAGAAGCCCCGTGACCCGGCCACGAGAGCGAATGATCTCGGAGTAAGCGTTCCCATCAACCAGCGCCCACCGCTGCATCAGCTTACGGTATTGGAATGCGCTCTGTTTTGTGTTTGGCTTAGTAGACAGCAGAGCGTGAAGATCATGCGCCTCGGCCTTGTCCCGCGTCCCGTCTGCGCCCTTCTTCATCAGATGGAAGGGAAGCATCCCCGCCACATTCGAGATCAGGTTCACGCACCGCTTTACCGACGGGTTGCGCATCACGGTCTGGCGGTTGACTGTCGCGCCCGAGAAGTTGGTTCCGCCGCGCAGAAAGTCAGGAAGCCCGACGTCGTTCAGAAGATCGATGGTCGCGTATGCCTGCACCGGATAAGCGGGCGGACCAGAGACTGTCGGCGCTAAATCAGCGCCTACCCGCTCAATGAGGCGGCTGAAGATACCCATCCGCCCTCCTTAAAAGATCAGCAAGCCGCGCTCTTCGTAGACCGAGCTGTCCTCGACTTCGCTTGAAGCGGCGACGCCCATCGCCATTGCGAGGCTCACCATGCCGTCGATGCGGCCGGTAGACTTCGACTTGTCCAGCTTGCGATTGCCTGCCGGGTCCTTCACCACCACCGCCGTCGCGGCGCACATCGTGAGTACCGGGTGCCCTCCGTGGCGAACCCGCTCGTGCATGAATTCAATCTCGGTCGCGTCGATCGCCGGCGCCATGCTCACATAGCCTTGGCCGAACGGAGCAAGCGGCAATGCGATGTCAGCACGGTCGAGCTCCTTCTGGAGCGTCGCCATGCGGTAGCGGTCAAAAGCGATCTGCTCGATCTGCATTCCGGCCGTCAGCTCGGCTATGTCCCGAGCAACGAAGTCATATTCTACTGCAGGGCCGGGCGTAGCCTTCATGAAGCCGTCTCGGACCCACTGATCGTAGGGCGCTCGGTCCCGTTGAGAACGAGCTTTAAGCGTGGCCTCAGGCGTCCAGAAGGTCGGCAGGACATGCCAGGCGCCGGCCTTTTTCGTAACAAGCACCAAGCAGGTAAGGTCGGTCGTGACCGAGAGATCCAGCCCGCCCCAGACCGGCCCTTCTGAAAATGCCTCGAGATCGATCGGCCCGTTACCGGACTTCCAAATCGAGGGTGACACGAAAGGCGTGAACCTTGTCACCCGCTGGTTGAGCGTCAGATTCCGAAACCCGTTCTCCGCAGACGGGAGACGCTTCGCCTTCTCGGCCTGGGCCTCCACATCCTCCAGAGAGCGGAAGGTGCCCAACGCCGGGTTGGCCGCCTTCCAGGCCTTCCGATCGTCAAGCGCGCAATCCTTTGGCGCCGCGTAAACATGGCTGACGATCGTTGGATCCTGAGACCGCTCGGCATCGTCCAGCCAGATTGAAAACAAGTCGGCGTCCGAAGGCGCCTGTGTTGAAATGGCAATCAGAAGCGGTCGCTCGTGAGCGCCCTGCCCTGTCTCTATCGCCTCTACGAAATCATCTTGTGGGCCGCGAATCTGACCCACCTCATCAAGGATCGCCAGAAGCGGTGAAAGTCCGTGAGCCGTGCCCGCCTCGGCACTGATCGCTCGGTACTCAACATTGGCAACCAGGCCGATGATGGTCTTGGCCGACGGAATGATCCGAACCAGCTTCACGAGCGCCGGGTTGAGGTAGATCATCTTGGTGGCGAGCTTGAAGACCAGCGCCGCCTGCTCGCGTGACCTTGCCCCTGAAATTACTTGCGCGTTGGTTTGCTTCTCAGGACCGATGACGAACGCCAGGGCGATCGCTGCGATAAGGGCCGACTTCCCATTCTTCCGGCTGATCGCCAGATAAGCCCTTCTCGTATGGCGGCTGTTGTCGAACACATCCCGGATGAACTTCTTCTGGAACGCTGCCAGCTTGATCGGCTGTCCGACCAGCTTGCCTTCGGGGACCCTGCAATATTCTTCGATGAAGCGGATCACCCGACCCGCGCGGGTTTCCTTCACTGGACCGTCGGCATACCCAGCAGGTCGTCTGCAAGGGGATTATCCGCCTCAATGGCCTTCGTAGACTGACGGCGCTTTCCGACGTCTCGAGCTTCCCCCGCTTGCGCGCGTGCGTGAAGCGCCAGGCTGCGTCGCATAGACAGGATCGTTCCCGCCAGCATTTGCACGACCTGCTTGCGCGGGTTGACGACCGGCGTTCCCTTGTCCGATTTCGCGACTGACCCTTCGGTCCGAAGATCCCACTGCTCGCGTTCCAGGTCAGCCATCGCACGAGCCAACATTGCAGCGAGCTCCAGCTGATGGTCGCTCCATTCGCTCCGTGCGAACTCGGCAATGACCGAATGCCAAAATGGCCAGTCTTCATCACCCATCCGGACATGGCCTGGAGGGGCTATTTCCTTGACCGCACCCTGCATCACGCGGACCGCGGCCGACGCGCTGTCGATGCGCTGCTTCCGGTCAGCCATGTCGAAATCCTGTATTAGCAAACGAATTCGAGGTGGGCGGCGGTGTCCAATATGTCGATCCCAGACTTTTTGTGGCCCGCCCCTGGCCTAGCCGTGGCGACCTCGCGCCTTGGGCCGGCCCGACAGGCTCTTGATCACCCTGACTAACGCTTTCACCTCGGTCAGAGCGAAGCGGCGTGAGTCTGTGCCTTCGCAGAGGTGGGGAGGAATGCCTATACAATCGGCCATCCGTCAGCTCCTATCTCTGGTCTATGTCGCTGCCCGAACTGCTCCGCCGTGACCTGGGCATTGTGGATGCCGCATAGGTTGCGAGTGTTCTCATCCTCATCCGTGCCGCCCAATGAGAGCGGCTGGATGTGGTCGACCACAGTGGCGATGCGCGTTACACCTTGGGCTAAGCACATCTCACATAGGCCATTGGTGCGGGCTAGGCGCCTCCGCCTCTGCTCTACACCTGCCCTGCCCCTGAGGCGTTCAGCCTGCTTGGGCATTGCGCACTGCTATGATGCGTGAGGCGTGTTGAGCGGTGAACTGATGCAATGCCTGAATGGAGTAGATGGCCCTGCGTGCATTCTTCCGAGGGATGCGGACCTTCTTGTGTGGCAGGCCAGCGCGGTGAAGATGCGGTAACAGATCTTCCGTCACCCCTAGAACCTCAGCCGCGACCTTCGGTGTAACCATCCTGTCGGGCTGCGGGCGTTTGTCCATGTGACCTTCCCAGGTCTTTCTCACGCTATTAGCGACACCACATCGGTTGTGGATCGGCAGGAGGGCCCTGATGAAGAACCGCTCTTTGTTCAGAAGGGCGCTGGGCCCGCATGGTATGAACGAGATGCCGTCGAACGACTTGGTGCGATCGTGAATGTGCTGCAGGATGCGCTCAGTCACATTCTTCGACTGCCCGACATAGACGACCGTATCGCCCTTCCAGAGGAAGTAGACTCCCGGCTGCGAGGACCTGCTGTCCATCTGTGAAATCTGGACGGGAGACGGGAGATCGGGCAAGGGGTTGAAAGCCATAGCGCACCTCGAATGCGTTGGTGGTTAGGGCCGGGGTTGAGATTGGCGTCTCACCTCGGTCCGCTTTTAGACAACCTTCTAGAGTCCGGTCGCCTCCACATTTTTGCGGGCATTACCGTCAATCGGGCGCGGTCTGCAGAGATCAGAACCAAGCACGCCCAAGCCGCCATATGGTCGGCCTTTCGCACAACTTACTTCATAGATTCCCAACAGTCAAGCGCGACCTACAGGTAAGGATGCCATATCCGCTGCGGTGAGATGGATCACTGAGCCAAGCTCAAGATCCTCACCGACCGGGTAAGAGAATGCGTGCACACCGCCTCTATAAAATTCGATTGCCGCGATCGTCCCGCCAGCATTGAGCAGCATGTTCATATCCCTGCCGTCGAGGAAGGTGGCTTTCCCAAGACTCGCAGCTGCGGCTGCGTCTTCATCCTCGAACACCTGAGGCACGGCGTATGCGTTCCATTCTACCTTTTTGCTCATGCTGCCAACCTCACCACTACCTCGTCTAACTCCAGCATAGTCGTCGGTATCTCGACAGGAAAGCCGCCGTTGAAGCGGAGCACCGTCGCCGCGGGCGTGCTGCGTACAACAACACCTGTCATGCCACCGAAGATGCCTTCCTTCACCCTGGTCGATGCGTCGAGAGGGAAGCTGTAAGCTGCGCGCTTGATGGGCGTGCGCTTGGCCTCGATCCGTCGCAGGTCGGTCAGGTGACGATCGGCAACTAATGGTATGCGGCCGAAGGCATGCAGAACCGAGAAGTTGGCGTGCGCAGGATCCATCAAGCCCGCGCCGCGGCGAGGCTTGACCGGCATGGCAGCGAGCTGGAGCATGTCGACCAAATGCGCCACTCGTGCGAAGATGTAGGTGGGCATGATCGGCAGCCTCACCTCTCTCCTTGCATTGGCGCGTGGGATGCGAACACGCTTGGTCTCCACGGGCGTCCACACATCGTAGCCGTCCTTGGCCAAGGATTCCGCCAAGCCGAGCGTGCTGCGGCCGGAGGTCCTGAGAATGCACCAGTCGCTCATCAGACCACCTCGCGGAATTGAGAAGAACGGAAGTCGTAGGTGACTTTCACGGTACCGCGCTTGCCTGGGTAGCCCATGCGGACCTTAGTCACGCAGAGCTGCGCCTCGTTCACCTCGGGATCTGGGCGATGGTAGGACAGGCCGAAGTCTGCCTTGTTCGCCCAGTTTGCCGAGCCTGAGATGTCGAGCAGCTTGGGCATCCGCACCCTGCCCTCGAACGGCTTCGTCGGGTGCGCGATAATCCAGAAGGCAACATCGTTCTGCTTGGCGAACTTCTTGATCGCCCTAAGTGCGCGGCCGATGTAGGTCGTCTCTTCCTCGCCAGGACGGCGCTTGTGTTCGAGCTCGTTCCAAGGGTCGAGGATGATGACCTTCGTGCCGTCGCGGGTCACAGTTGCGCGGCAGAGGCTGAGGAAGAACTCGAGATCCATCTCGTCGTCCTCGTCGACCAGCTGGGTGATGATCCGCAGATTGTCCTGCATCAGCTCGTCAGCATGGCTGGTGTCGACGCCGCGGAGATCGTTGACGCCGCAGCCTAGGATAGAGGCACGCAGGTAGTCGCGAAGGATCGGCTTCACCTCGGTTTCGAACGAGGCCACGCAGGTAGGGATGTTCAGCCGCAGGAGGTTGGCAATGATCGCGTTCATCACTGTCGACTTGCCGGCGTTCGCGTAGCCAGTGAACACCGTCAGCGTGCCGGGGACGATGCGGAGGTAATCAGCCAAGGGCTCGATGCCGATGGGGTATTCCGTCAGGCTCCCGCGCTCGGGGAAGTCATCGATGCCGTAAAGGCCCTTGACCGGTATCGGCTTGGCGCTGTTCAGCACCTCCGAAACCCATTCGATGCCGTACAGCACGAGAGCCTCGTTCAGATCCTTGCAGTCGGCGCCATAGTCGACGAACGAGCAGCGATCGGCACCGAGATAGGCCACGAGGTCCGTACGAAGCGCGATGCCAGCCTCGTCGTCGTCAGTGGCCAGGATGAAGTGCTTGACCGCGTTCAGAGCGTCTTGGGCATCCCAGAGGTATTCGTAGGCGCCTGTACCCTTCCCCGCGCCCGATGCGCCGTTAGGGACGGAAACTGCTCGCCAGCCTAGGCTGATCGCCACCAGGGCGTCCCATTCCCCTTCGCAGATGACCACCGGCTTGTCCGTCTTGTCGAGCAAGCAATCGTGGTTCCAGAGGACGAGACGGCCGCCCTTGTCCATCTGGTGCCGCTTTTCGGAGATCATGCGGTATTTGTGGTTCACCACCTTGCCGCGCTCGACGTAGGGAACCGCCAGCCAAGCCGCGCCATCCTTCGTCACCGTATCGAGGCCGAACTTCTCTGCCAGCTCGGCGGAAATCCCGCGGGCCTCGATCCATTTCCGGTGCCGTTCGTGGAGTGCCATCGGTTTCAATCCCTTGGTAGCCGCAGCCGTTGTGACAGAAGTAGACGAGGCCCCCATCGACCTCGGAGACGGAGAGGCAGCGATCCCGTTTGTTCTTCCGGGTGTGGCTGCACTGGGGGCAGAGGTGCTTGCCAGGCCTCAGCATGGCATTTCCTGCGATGCCGAGACCCGCGCTCCTTGGCGCCGGAAGTACCCCTCGATGTACTGAATTGGGTCCATCGCATGCTCGATCTGAGCCGCGGTTATCGCCCTCGCCGTCTCGGTTTTGCCGTGGTCACGCAGCCACTTGCCAATGAGTGAGCTAGGGTCTCGCTTGTGCTTGCCGAGATAGGACTTTGCCGTGTCCCAGAACGCCTTCGATTCATCGTTTCGGCCGTTATCGTCAGATAACGGAACCTTCTCTTCTGAAGATGGAGATGAAGAAGAAGAAGAAGGGGGGGGTTTTCGTACCCCCCTTTGTTCATCTGCAAGGGGGGTTTTAAGGGGGGTTTCTTCGTTGCGGGGCCTACCCCCCTTTGCGCCGTGTTTGGCACCCTTTTGCCCGTGCGCTGCACCTTCTTTCCCGCCGGCAGCACGAGCCTCCCGAACCTGTTCGTCGCGAACCATCCGGCGCGAGAAGATCACGCCTGCCTCAGTGCGCGAGAACACATCGTTCAACTCAAGCTCTGCCAACCACCGAGTGATCGCAGCCTTGGGCTCCCCCACCAATCTGGCGAGGGACTCAGGCGTCATTGCCCTGCCTTGCGCCGTCAGGTGCCCGTAAGGCTCCCCCTCGTGCATCAGGCACATCATCTCAATCCAAAGGCCGCGCGCTGCGATCGAGCAAAGCCGCAGGCCGGGATCGATCCGCCAGTCGCCAGGGTAGAACTGAAATGCCGGACGCTTGCTCATGCGAAATCAGCCCCCGCCTCAATGGTGATCGTGAGCCGCGGGCGCTCTGAGTAGCGCTTGCGGACGATGAGATCAGTGACGAGGCTGTCATCACGGAAGATGATGGCGTTACAGCCGTCCAAGGCGGCCTTGGCGTAGTTGTCTGCGTCAGGTCGCGTCGTGGGCTTCACAATGCCCTCCAGCGCGTCTAGGCGCCTCTGCTTGGGCATGGACTTCGGCGGAACCACATACGCAGTCACAACCATCGCGATCGGCTCATCGAGCGGCGGTTTATCGCCCATCATGTTGGCCGCTTCGCAGCGGATCATGTCTTCGTAGTGGCGAGTTTTGGCCGGCGTATAGGCGCGCGCAAAGCCACCCCGAGAAGTGATCTTCGGGCGACCTTTGGCGACAGGAACGCCGGGTATGATGAGAGTTAGGAGCATCTACGATTCTATGCTCCAACACCTTGTGTTTCACCAAGGGACTTGGCGGACTTATCCACCATATTCACATCTAGCCATTGAGCAGTGGGGTGATATTTCTCGGCATAGTCACGCAGAGCTCGAAGAAGAGCGGCGCTACTTTCGGCCGCGTCGAAGTAGGGTATTTGGTCCAGCCCATCAGCCGCGGTCGCGGGCGCACTTGCCCGAGCGCCAGACAGATACCCACCTCGCCCGTAGCAGCACTCGCGGCACCGACCAGAGGCACTGGTGCGGCTGATTGGACCACCGCAGGACAAGCAGGATCTCTTGATAGCGGGACGGCTCATGCCCCTGCCCTCCTATGGGGCCGCACATAACCGTACTGCGTGCGCAGTATTTTGCGCCGATACAGGTCCCGTGACAGCCGCCAGCGAAGGATGAGCGAGCGGATCATGCTGCCTTGGGCCCCAGCCGAGCGCGCATTGCATCGATAGCTCTGCCGGCTTCATCCAGCGCGCCGCGCATGGCTGCCAACTCGCGATCGTCGACAGTCCCATCCTCCAGCGCGACCGACAGCTGCAGCAGCAGTTTGGTGATGCAGGAGGCGGTGGTCTGACCAACCTCTTCATCGCCCTCGAGCGGCGACAGCTTCATGCCGATCATCGCCAAGACGCGGTCAGAGAAGCGACCATTCCAGGCACGACAGCCAAGCAGGAAAGCTGACAGCGGCATCTCGCTGATGCCCTTGGAGTAGTCCTGCGCGCGGTCTTTGCCTTTGCCGAGCTCGCGGCCGACATCCTCCCAGGTCAGTCCGTCGTCGTGACGGATCTTCGAGATGTCCTCGCCCAAGGTGTCGAGCGCGTCAGAAACGCAGAAGCTGGAATTGACGCGGTGGATGTGCCGTTCGGTCACAATCTATCTCCCGGCATATGAAGAGTGGAAACAACAGCGGGGGAGCCGAGACTTCCATCGGCTCCCCCAGTTTGGTCCAGCGGGAGTCGGCCGTGGTTTGCCGAGCTGGACGGTCCGGTGGAAAAGTCGAAGCTGATGAAGGGCCAGTCGCCATATGGCTGGTCGTGCGCGCGATCCTGGAGCGCCTTCACGCGAGCGCGGGCTTGCCAGTAGAAGCGGTCTGCGATCAGCCGGAGACGCATCAGGCGGCCTTGGCAGCCGGTTCGATCGCATCCCAATCAACCCGCTTGCCCGCGGCGTGAGCAGCCAGCTTCAGATGCGCGAGACGGGAACGAGGTATCCCGTTCTTTCTCCAGCTATGAACCGTAGACGCGGGCGCAGCGAGCATCTTGGCCACGGCGGTTGTCCCCCCGAGCCCATCGATGATTTTGTCGGCATAGGTTTCCATAAGCCACAATATGCGACAGTCGCAAGTTTAACGCAACCGCTTTTTAGCGGTACTCGCAATTGCGGCCCCGCGCCGTTCGCGGTTGATGGGCGCATGACGCGAGACGAGATCAGGGAATGGGCAGATGAAGCTCGTGGCCGGCGAAAAGTGCTGGCTGATGCGCTGGGGATTACCCAAGACAAGGTAACTAAGTCGATCACTCCAAATGGTCAGCGCAGTTTTAGCGATCGGGAAATGGCGATCGTCGAGCGCGTCATAGGAGAGTCCACAGGACGCCCTTATAACGGCGTGAGCGTGGTGCCACTTCTGGGATCTGTACCAGCGGGAAATTGGCGAGAAGCCATTCGGGACGCCCGTGGCACAATCTCCGTGCCTGACCCTCGCGTCCCGCCCTCCGCATACGCTCTCGAGCCCAAGGGCGACTCCATGGATCTTGTCGTAATGGAGGGATCGCGGATCGTGATCGACCCTCAAGACACGGATTTATTCCCCGGGCGCTACTACGTCGTTCGCAATGCCGAGGGCGAGACGACGTTCAAGCAATACAAAGAAGGCCCGCCACGCTTGGTGCCCTGCTCCTCGAACCCAGAGCATCGCGACATCCCGATGGGCGAGGCGTTTGAGGTTCTAGGCCGCGTGATTGGCAGCTACTCGCGAATGTAGCTTACGCTGCCCGCCTGTCCGGCGCCCGCTGAGCTAGAGCTGCTTCGATCAATCGCATGGGCAGCACCATGACCTCGATGTCGCCTGGGACGGTGATCCAGAACTGACCATACTCGTCGAAGGAGCCTAGCCCTTCGTCGACGGCGTCGTTCTGCGCCTGAACGCGCTCCAAGCGCCACGGGCCCTTGGCCTGGCCAAAGCTCACAACCCGGTACAACGGCACTGACTGGTACATTGTCGACTCCAAACTCAGCAGAACATATGTAGAACACACTTCTACCGATTCGCCAAGACCTGCGACAGTCGCAAATTTAGTGCTTGACCCTTCTTTGCGATTGTCGCATACAGGCTCCAACGGCAGCAAGCCAGGAGCCAGCGCAAGTGACCCCCTCCGAACTCCTTCTCCACGCACACCGCTCTGCGCTCGCGGCGATGATAGCAGCCAACAAAGCGGCTGATGTTGATGTGCCCGGCAGGTTCATGCTGGACGGACATACAGCCCGTGCAGAGCGGCTGATTGCCCAGATCGATCGCGAGCTTTCCGCGCCTGCGTTCATCCCTGTCGGCATGTGGAATGAGAACGGCCGTGGTCCCCTCATCCAGTCCATCATCCGTGAGTCCAAGAAGATCAGGGAAACCGCCTCTGTGGTCAGAAAGGCTGCGGCATGAGCGCGCCCGGCACCTGGAACGAGTTCCTTGAAGGCGTCCTCGCTGGTCAGCCGGCGACCGTCGAAGGTTTCGCTCGGTCCGCTCTTGGCGAGCTCGAACCAGTCAACACCCCTGTCAACCTTCCTACTGGAGGACCTTCTGTGTGGGGGGATGAGATGTGGGCAACCATGAAGCAAATCATGGAGGGGAAGGACTGATGCCCGATGCCATCCCCCTGCCTCCGATCGAGAAGATCAGGGAGGCGCTGAATTATGACCCTGAGACAGGTTGCTTCACTCGGGTGCCAAGGCGCGGTCACCGGTCAGGCCCGGTCGATAACCGCCCCCACAACGGCTATATCCGCATTAGGATCGCAAGGCAGCACTATGGGGCCCATCGCTTGGCGTGGGCTCTGGCCACCGGCAACGACCCAGTGGGACCGGTCGACCACATCAACGGGGACAAGAGTGACAACAGGTTTTGCAACCTGCGAGTGGCTGAGGGCTGCGAGAACCAGCAAAACCTGCCGAGGACGAGCAGCAATAAGACTGGGCTCGCCGGCGTGCACTACCTCAAGGGCAAGCGCAGGTATGCTGCCCGGATCCAATCTCGTGGAGTGCGCCACGAACTTGGCACATTCACCTGCCCGCACGAAGCCTATGCGGCTTACTTGGCCGCAAAGCGGGATTTGCACCCATCCTCTCCAGTGCCGAGAGAGCCCGTGTCGGAAGAGGCTGCCAAGGCTGATCGCTTCTGGCTGATAGTCCATGAGCCAGGCCGCGTCCCAGAGCGCAAGGGTCCGTGGAAGTCGCACCAAACTAAGGTGGTGCTACGGGAGTTTATCTCCGCAAGGCCGACTGCCTACCTGCATGTTCTGACGCTGGACGCCAATGGCGAGCCGTATGTCGAACACGGGCCGGAGGTTCTCCAGATCCTCGACGGCCGCTCCATGAGCGTCGGCCGCAAGCACAACGCACGCACTTTGAGCGCCCACCAACAGGCGCTCGCCCAACCCCTTCCCTCTACTCCTCAAGAGGACTCCTCCCAATGACCCATGAAGGAAAGCATACTCCCGGCCCATGGTCTTTCGAGACTGGAACTGGGCGCGGGGCATGGATCGGGCGTGACGGCTCTTGGTCGGCATTAGCCTGCGGCGATGACGATGAGACGGCTGTCGCCAATGCTCACCTGATCGCGGCTGCCCCCGATCTCCTAAACGCGTGCGAAGAGTTCGTTCGCAAGGTTGAAGCCGGCGAGGCTCGCAGCACGCATAGCTACACGCAGATGAAAGCAGCTATCGCTAAGGCCACTGGGCAATGAGCGCGGTCTGCAAAGACTGTGGGGCGGACTTCCCCATCACTGAGGCGTCGCGAGCCAAGGGGATGTACCTCTGCGCTCCGTGTCGAAAGGTCCGCAGCCGGGCTAGGTATGAGCGGCGCAAGGCTGCCGGCCTTCCGGTGTCTGGGTGCGCGATGCCGACTGAGTATCATCGCGCGTATGGCACCGTTTATTCGCAGCGGCCAGATGTCCGCCAGCGGCGAGCTGCCTACTCCCGAGATCGCCGGCGCAATCCCGTAGAGCGACCTAAGGTCGAAGCGCGTTGGCTTACTCGGCGCGCAATCAACTCAGGAAAGATCGTCCGGGGTCCGTGCGAGGTGTGCGGAGCGACAAAGGTGGACGCGCATCACGACGACTACGGCCAGCCTCTCGCTGTGCGGTGGCTTTGCCGAGCGCACCACAACGAACATCACGCCAAAGCTCGTGGAGGCCAGTCATGACCCCCACCGACATCAACCGAGAAGCCGACTTGGCTCGCCGCTTTCCGATCGAGCGCCACACCATCGCTGTGCCTCCAGTGATCTACTTCCCTCTCCAGGCCTTGCGTGGGGGTGACAGCTTCTTGGGTGCTGCTCTTGTGTTTGTATCTGTGGGGGCTGTGATTGGCTTGCTGGTGCTTGGACTGGGGGTGTTCGGATGAACAGCTTCGTCATCATAGCGCACGGCTTCTGCTTCGGCACAGTAGCATCGCAGGCCTTCCGTGCAATCGACCGGGGCGACGTGCAATCCGCGACCAGTTTAGCGCTCGCCTCAGTCCTGCTCTTGGCAGTGTTGGTAATCCGCGTCGTTTCAAACGCTCGCATGGGGAAATCGGGATGAGACTCACCGAACACACCTTCGTCCGCGAATACCAGCCCAGTCCATTCGACCTACTCGAATGCACCCGCTGCAAATGGCCTGCGTACTTCTGCTCCTGTGATCCAGGGGAGGACGACCTTCCTGCCTATCGCGGATGCGATCCATCCCAATACACGAAGGGAGAGCACTGATGCGGCCCATCCTCGCAGCCAGGCATCGTCGTGACGCGGCAATCCAGGCAGCTCGCAACGAATACGAACGCGAACGCCGCAAGCTTCTCATGGCCATGCAGGAGAAGATCGACGCTGCCGAGCGCCAGTTCATCGACGACGCGTTCCAGGGCCTTCGTGAGCCAGTTCGGAGGGCGGCATGAACCGGATGGCGCTCACCCAAAGCCAGGTCGCCGCGGTCGCGCTCATGCTGGCCGACAGCGACGACGAGCAACTCAAGCTCGACACGCTGGAAGGTCAGACCGACCTGTTCGAGATCACCCGTTATTTGCTCGGCAAGGTAGAGGAAGACGAAGGCGTCATCTCCGCGCTTGCCGAACAGATCTCCGACCGACAGGCGCGCAAGCAGTCTGCGGAGAACCGTATCAAGCGCCGGCGCGAAGCGATGATGGCGCTCATCCAGGCCGCGAAGCTCGAGAAGCTGACGCTGCCCGAAGCAACCCTTTCAGTCCGTGCCGTGGCCCCAAAGCCTCTCGTCACGGACGAAGCCGCCGTTCCGGATGAATACTGCAAGGTCATTCGGAAGCCGGATCTTACCGCAATTAAGGCCGGGATGGAATCCGGCGCGGTGATCTCCGGCGTGTCCACCGACAACGGCGGTTACTCTTTGACCGTGAGGCGCAAATGACCAACCACACCGCAATTTGGGACGCTCTGGCCAAGACCGATCCCGCGCACACCAAGCCTTTCAACCGCGCTGGCGGCTTCAAGGGCACCGCAATCAAGCCCATCTGGATCGTCAAGAAGCTGACCGAGCAGTTCGGCCCGTGCGGCGTTGGTTGGGGTCTGTTCGAGCCAACCTTCCAAGTCGTGCCGTGCGACGGCGAGATCCTCGTCTTTTGCACCGCCTCAGGTTGGCATGGCGACCGCGCCAATGTGCTGTGGGGCGTTGGCGGCGATAAGGTCATGGCCAAGCGCAGCAGCGGCGCCTTCTGCGACGACGAGGCTTTCAAGAAGGCTTTCACCGACGCGGTCGGCAATGCCTTTAAGTTCCTAGGCGTGTCGGCCGATGTCCACATGGGCCTGTTCGACGATGACAAGTATGTCACCGCGGCACGCGAGGAGTTCCGAGAGCAGCCGGCGCAGGCAGCCAAGCCGAAAGGCCCGATCACCGACGACCAGCGCGACACGATCGCGACGATGGCACAGGGTGTTGGCGTCGACCTTCAGGTCATCTGCGACCACTACGGTATCAATAACCTGAAACAGCTAACCGCCGACAAGTACGAAGATGTCATCGGCAACCTGCGAGCGACACAGCCGCGCCAGAAGGTGGCGGCATGACCCTGCCCCTTCGCCGCCTTGCCGAGCTGGAGGCTATCGGCCGCACCCGCTCCCTCACGGATGAGGAACAGCGGGAAGCCATGTTGCGTGCCAAGCAGGATCGCAGGAACCGCACTCGCAAGCGCACTTACTTCCTCGACGCTGATTATCGCCGGCAGTGCATTGAGCGCTCCAGAGCGAACAGGCGCCGCTATTCTGAGGCTGCTGAGTGATGGAGCGCCGCACGCCCCTCCAGCGCAAAGCGTTCCCCAAGCAGCGTTCACCGCTGCCGAAAGCGCGCGAGCAGCGCAGGCGGGACGAGGGGCGCGTCCAGCACGGCAGAATGAAAGAGCGTCGGGTGAAACCGAACGCCGAGGCTGAACGCTTTTGGGACAATCTCCCGAACGAATGCCAGGGCTGCGGCGGCATTGGCGAGGTGATCCACCACATTCTCGCCAATGTCCCCGGCAAGGTCAGCCGACGCGATCACTTCCTGGTCGTGAAGCTCTGCGCGCGTTGCCACAACATGGGCGACAACAGCGTCCACAGGCTCGGCAGCGAGGCGAAGTTCCTCGAAGTGACTGGCGTCGATCTGGTCTCCCGCGCCCTCATCAATTTCGAAAACTGGAGGCTTGTCTATGTCTGAGTCCATAGAACGCGCGATCGATGAAACCGAGCGGCTGTTCGTCGCCGCGGGCAAAGCGAAGATCGAAGCTGAAGCGATGGACCTGCGTCGCAAGCGCGTCCGCGCGACCCTGTTCGTCAAGTACAAGGGGGCTGGCCACGCAGCTGGCGCCAGCGAGCAGATGGCCGAAGCCGATCCGGTTTACGAGTTGGCCTGCAATGACTGGCAGGGAGCGGCGCTGGAGGCGGAAACGCTCCGCGCCCAAGCCGAGGCCAAGCGGATGCGCTTTGAAGCCTGGCGCACGGCGAACGCGACCGAGCGCGCCAAGATGAACCTTCGTTGAGGAGCGGCAGCGTGATCGACCATGTCAGATCCGAGGACTTCGACCGCCGCCATGTTGGCAGGTTCGTCCATCGCACAAACCTTCGACTGTTCCAGATGCTGGCTGCTGTGAAGCAGAGGCAGGCGAACGAATGCACCTATGAAGTGAGGAGGGTAGCTTGATGGCAGAGCTTTGCGAAACTGCTCTCCTTACCCTTGGGGGTGGTTATGAGAAGTGAGGCTGGGCGCGTGCCTTTGGCACCGGGCTCTCGTGAACCGAGCCCTTCGGTCTCGGCCGCAAGCGGCTTCGATCCCTCGCGCAGCAAGCTGCAGGCCGCCGTCGAAGCTGGGAGGGAACAGGGCAAGCTGGCACTGTTCTTCGGCGCTGATCCGATCGGACATTATCTGCACCATCCGAACCACGGGACACTATGGGACGCGCAGAGAGCCATACCGGGATTTCCGTGGTCGACCGCTCTGCTAGACACAGGACTCCTGAAAAACGGCAAACGCGCCGACGTCTATGACGGCAAGGTGTTTTGGACCTGCGGGGGCCGCGTGTTTTGGTACGCGTTTTTCTGGTGGGACCGTTCCGGCGACAGTCGCGGTGCTTCCAACTCTGGGTTTTACGTGCGCGGTTTTGGCTGGCCGGAGACCTCAGCAGCCTTTGAGTATGCCTGCGCGCAGTTCCCGCGCATTGTCGCGCGTCAGAAAAATCCACTGATCCTGCAACACCCGCGCGATAGGGATGGCAGCGCCGAAGGCGGCGAGACGGGTACCGGCTCGACCGAAGGCAACAGCCCGGGCCGTAAGGCATCGCCCGAACCTTCTCTCAACCCCTCTCCTAACAACACTACTAAGGGGGGAGATTAGAGATGAAGGTATGGACGACCCTTCGGGCAACCTGCTCTCGCCTACGGTCGAGCCCCTACGGGTCTCGCCGGCCTTCGGCCGCTTCGATCAGGCGTATGGGAGAACGGCAATGAACGCCCCTCGCCCCTTCAGCCCCGAGACCCTGGCAGAGCGCTGGGATTGCTCGGCTGAAAAGGTTCGGCGTATGTACCACGACGGCGAAATTGCCGGCTTCAGACTTGGCAAACTCATCCGCATCCCTGCGGCCGAAGTGGAACGCTACGAATGTCAGACGAATACCGCCTTGGAAAGCACCGAGGAAAATACAGCCTCGTCTACACAGACCCGGAGCGAGGCCGCGTTCGAGTCGCGCTTGGAACGCCTGACCTTGGCGAAGCCGAGTCCCGAGCGCGAGCCATTTGGGCGCGTCGCACAGCCGCACCGACAGACCGCGTAGACGACCTGTGGGCAGCCTATGTCACGAACCGCAAGAAGCACGCAGTCCGCAAGGATCGCTTCGATCCGCTATGGAAGGCGCTCGGGCCTTTCTTCGGCCACAAGCTGGGACCGGCGATCACCGCGGAGGACTGCGAAGCCTATTACAAGGTTCGGAACCGCGAGGGCATGTCCGACAGCACGATCAAGACGGAACTGGAATTCCTGCGCGCCTGCCTCGTTCACAAGTACGGCAAGGGCAAGACGCCGAAGCTCTGGCTTCCCCCGGCGTCGAAGCCGCGCGATCGGTACCTGACCAAGGAAGAAGCGCGCGAGCTGGTCGACGCTATCGAGACGCCGCATGTGAAGCTGTTCGTGGAACTGGCGCTCGCGACTGGGGCGCGCATGTCGGCAATCCTGGACCTGACATGGGACCGCGTGGATCTAAAGCGGCGCACGGCCGACTTCCGCCCCGCTGGTCGACATCAGACGAACAAGCGCCGCACCATCGTGCCACTGAACGACCGCGCCTTCCGAGCCATCGAGGTGGCGCACAAGGGCGCGCTGACGGACTATGTGATCGAGTATGCCGGCCAGCCTGTAAAGAGCGTCAAGAAGGCCATCAGGGCCGCGGCGGCGCGTTCGGGCATTCCGGTGAGCCCGCATGTCTTTCGGCACACAGCGGGCGTCTGGATGGCGGAAGCGGATCTGCCGATGGCGAAGGTCGCGCAGTACCTGGGGCACACTTCCAGTCGAATCACGGAGCAGGTGTACGCCCGGTACAGCCCCTCGTTTCAGCGCGATTCGGCAAGCGCTTTGGAATTCTGATGGTTCCTTGTTGCCAACCGAACCCCTCGGAAGTAAGGTTCGATATGGCACAAATTCCGCAGTTTTCCGGTGGTGGGCGCTACAGGACTCGAACCTGTGACCCTCTCGGTGTAAACGGAGGCCCCGTCCTCCAAACTGCCATTTTCTATCCAACCACTAAGGCGATTTCCCCGCTCTGCGCCGGTTATGTTCTGGTTGCGTTCAATGGGGTGGTACAGACTGGTACACCCGAACCTCTCGGGAGACCAGCCCTGTGTCTTTAGAAAACGAGCGTGGCCTGCTCGGCCCTATCGGAGGCTGGTTTAGCAGCCTCTGGAATCTACGCATCTTCGGGGCTCTTCAGATCGCGGCGATGCTGGTCTTTTGGAACATGGACCGCGCAGCTGCCGCGTGGCTGGCATTTTACCTTGTGCTTTGCGCCGACTGGAGACCGCGCCAATGACCCAAGCAAGCATTCCGCTCAAAACGGAACTCGTCAGCTACCGGTACGATCGCGGCTGTATGTGCGGCCCGGAAGGCCGGATGCGCCCAACGGGCTTAACGCTCCTTACCGACCCGCCTAGATACCCGCACAAGTGCACCGCCTGCGGCCGCGAGGAAACCTTTCTCGTCTCCTACCCCTACTTGGGACACGAGCCGGCATGATTGCGCTTCTGAAGCGGCTGACCTGCCGTCACCCCAACTGGCGCATCTTCTACTGCCTGGATGCGGGGTCGTTCCGGTTGGATCCGAAGAGAGTGGACGTTCTTGCGGTGCGCTATTGCCTCCGCTGCGGAGCTATGCGCGCCGACAGCCGGTCGAGCAGCACCCCGCGGAACGAAGAACCCGCTGCTGGAGATAGCTGGATAACGGTCCCACCCGGCGTCACGGGCTTTGCTGCTGGTGACGCTATCGGGAAGCTGGAGCGCTACGAGGCTGCGCTGCGCAATGTAGAGGCACTCGGTCACGGCAGCGGACCCGGCTTCGGCTTCTCGTGCGCAGAGATAGCCGCGGAAGCTTTGGGGCTACCCTTAAGGAGGAAGGAATGAGACGCGCACTTATAGCGGTCGGTCTACTCGTGGCGTTTTTCGCAGTGGTTGCTCTCTACATGGCGATCTGCGTCGGAGCGATGTTGCTGACCGGCTCACCCGCCGTCATCATGATCCCCGCTGGGTGCTTAGTGCTCTGGGGTGCCTGGGGTGCGGCGGGTGACTTCATCAAGCACCCACCCGCTTGGCCATGGAGGGCTCGGCGGTGACCGGCACCGTGTTGCAGCGCATCCGTGAACGGCCGAACGACAGCCCATTGCACGCCGAGTTCCTAATGGATGACGCTGGCGATTTGATCGAGCAACTCCAATCCGCCTTGGTTGGGATGCTTCGGGTCGCCGACTGGGGCGCTGAGGACAGCGCAGAGGCTACGACAGCTCGCGCTTTGCTGGAAAGATGTGGTGTTAATCCGTGGGGCGCCGCAGCCGCGCCAGTCGATACCCACCCGCAGGGCGGAGACGCCGTAGCGGCTCCGTTCATGGGTAGCGCGGTCGACGAAGTCGAGGCGCCCTAAATGTCTGTGATCCTTCTCACCCTAGCCGCCATAATCCAGAAAGAGGTTGGGCGATTGCGCTTACGCGCACCGTCGCTCTCGCCCTTCGGGTCGAGCCAGTCTGCGCTGTCTCGCCGCTACGCGCTTCGATCAACTATCGCTAGGAGGTTCTGATGGGCTACAATACGGCATTGATGATCTGCAACGACGGACTTGAGCAGCTTCGTCGCGACCCGAACGCAGCAGAGAAGATCTACCAGGGCGTGCTCGCTGCCGGAAGCCGAGCCGAAAACTGGGTCTCCATCGGCAATCACTGCAACCTTGTCAGCATCCTGCCAAGCCAGCACGCCGACGTGTCACAGGTGGTGCTGGTCGGCGGCAATAGTATCGAAGCCGTCCATAGCCTCTACGGCGTCATAGACTGGCACGAGACGGACGAGCCCTTTGCAGAGCAGGTTCTCCGCGCGCTCGCCCACGACCTTGGGTACAATCTGACCAAGACGGCGTGGCGCAAGAGGCGGGATGCCAAAGCGGCATGATCCTTCTCGCCCTCGCTGCCGCCATAGCCAACGGTCAGAGCTTCGACTGTACGCCGATCGCTGTTTACGATGGTGACGGACCTGTCTGGTGTGCCGAGGGCCCCAAGATCCGCTTGGCTGGCATTGCTGCAAGGGAGATGGACGGCACCTGTCGCACTAACCAGCCCTGCCCTAATGCATCAGCAGAGCAATCCAGGGACACTCTGGCAAGGCTTCTGGGCACTTCAGCGGGTAGAACTGGGACAGGTCACATCCGTTTGAGGAACGCTCCTAAGCTTCGCTGTGTGTCTACAGGGTCAGCAGGGGGGAATAGAACAGGGGCTTGGTGCTGGTCGCCTACGATTGGCGATGTCAGCTGTGCGATGGTGAAATCAGGCACGGTGCTTCGGTGGACGCGATATTGGAGGAACCATCAATGTCGGAATTAAGCATGGTTGAGAGGGTCGCTCTTGCCCTCGGAACTGCCGACAGCGACAGGAGGAGCGGTTATCACGATCTCGCCCGTGCTGCTATCGCTGCCATGCGAGAGCCGACCCAGACGATGGTCTACACCGCAAACCGCCTGAACCATCCCCGCGACGACGAAGTTTGGCGAACGATGATAGACACCGCTCTGGAGCAACCCAATGGCTGAACCCTTTAGAACCGGCGATGTGGTCGAGATCCTCGCGGGCGGCATGGCAGGCAACATCGGCATTGCCGCAGTGACGCCGGGCTGGGAGACGATCGGCGTCGATGTTCGCTGTGTCCACATCCGCAAGCCTGCCGGCGAGCTGCGACTTCTGCGTAGGCCACAACCGGAGGCGTGCAATGGCTGAACCTGCAAACGATCAACTAGACTGGGACATAGAGGTCAAGGACGGTGATGTATGGATCATCGGTGATGAGATGCTGAACCTTGGTCCGAAGGATCTGGTGTTCAGCAAGCTTGCCGACGCGATGGCGGCCGACGACTTCGGGGAGCGCGCATGAGCTGGATCGACGGCCTCGTTGGCTTCGGCATTGGCATAGCCGTATTCTGCATCGGGTTTGCGCTGGCCTTCGCCCTGATTGCGCGGGCTAAGCCCCGGCTCCCCTCGTAGATCTTGCCTTCCTGTTCCACATCTGTTCCATCTACCCCGATGGATAACCGAGTCGAAGTTTCAAACACCGAATACGAGACCCACCTAGCCGTGGCTCTCCGCACCCTCCCCTCTCATGTCTGGGCAAGGTATGTCGCATTCGAGAAGAAGCGTCTTGAAAAGCGCGACACCGAAGCCGACCACATCGACCCTAGGGACGAGTTAGCCAGGCACCTTGCCGGCAAGCTGGATCAAGCCAAATGGACGATAACCAGGGAGAAGAAACAGGGCGGTCTGTTCGGATGATCCAGCTCAAGTCAGTGGATGACTGGCTTATCGTACTGGCGATCGGACGCCCCTGCCCTGTGTGCCATGTTCTGCCACCCGAGTTCTGCGATGAAGAGCGGGGGGAAATCCATTCAGAGCGCTGCGCAGATAACGACCTCGCCGCCCCTACGCGCTAAACCCATAAAAAATAGGCTGGAGCCCACTTTTGTGCTTGCACATGTAGGCTCCAGCCCATATAAGGGACTGGTCAGCAGGGAATGAGCCCTGCTGATGAACGGAGAAAAAGCGATGTTCTTTCGCTTCATCCTCCGGTTCAAATGGAAGCGGATAAGGGTCGCAATCTCGATCCGCTTCTAAACTGACCGGGCCTCGGAACCGCCAAGAGAAGCGGGACGGGGTCCGGGCATTGGAATAGCGACAAGGAGCCGAAAATGCAAGGTGACGAGTTAAAAGCGCTCCGCAAGCGGGCCGGGCTCACCCAAGCAGAGCTGGGCGACGCCTTGGACCTTACCGGTGCATATGTTGGCGAGATGGAACGCGGCGAAAAGAAGATCGAGCGGCGCACTGAAATGGCCGTCAAATATCTCGCGCTCCTGGAGGGCTATCGGTCCGGGCGGATCCAGTGCTTTGACGAAGATGACCGCGGCGAGTTGAACCGAAACACCTCGGACGAAGCGATGGAAAGACTGGAAAACCGGCTTCTCGAAATGGCGCTGAAACCACCCCGGCCTCACCCCTCCTCGTAGGCGAGGTTACCCGCCAAGGCCCGTACCGAGCTGCGCACCGTTTATTGGTGCGGGTGGCTTGCGCTCTTGGCCTTGACGTGGGCGTCAGAGGCAGTGCTGCGGATGTCTTTCAACGTCTCAACCAGTCCGTATAGGCCGGCGATGGCCAGCACGACCTGATCCTCCATCAGCGCCTTCACCAGATCGAGATCAAGCGGCGCCAGCATCATCAGACAATATACAGGGATGGGAGCAGCGCCTGCCGCGGTTCGAACTAGCCAACGATCGGGAAGTGAGGCTCGAGACTTAGTGTACCAGCAGCGGGTGTAAACCAACATTACCGCCAAGAAGGCGCAAAGCCCCGCCGCGGTATAAAGAGCTACTCGGGAGTGTGGGGCATTCGCGTGGATCAGCGCCCCGAGGAATGCTAAATCCACGCTTAGCGTTAAGCGTAGCGGCTAGCTACGACCATGCCCGCGGCGGCGGACAGCCCTTGACCAATCAGAGTAAGTGACACACCAGCCAATCCGAGGGGAAGACCGACGGCCACAATGCCAAGAATGCCGCCGCCCAGGATCGTAGGAAGCCTATCGGCGCCCATTTTTACGATATGCGACATTAAGCCCTCCATGGCTTTGACAACGATAGCAACGGTTCCAATGGGCATGCAATGAAGCCAATTAACCATTGCGGTATTGCTCGCGCCATCAATGCGCCAAATGTGTGACTGGTTCTACAAAAATTGAAGTTAGCGCTCTTGATTTTTTCCGAAAAATATGGCACGCGTTCCGCTACGCGAGCGGGCGGCGCTAGCAGCCCGCGTGAACGCCCCGAGATTTTTTTCCGGAAAGTGGAAAAAGGGCGAGGCAGTCCGTGGCTATAGCCCGAAAACAAAAATGGCGCCGGGACCGAAGCCCCAGCGCCTTAGAATGTAGTTGTCATGCGCGAAGATAAGTCGGGGGTCGCGCATCAGGTGAACGGATCCACCGCGGTCAGGTTCCTCCAATGAGGCGTGCGAACCACCCTCGTTGAGATCGCGCCAGTGCCTCACGGTGGAGGTTCAGGCACTCCCGATAGATGTGGTCGACAGCAGGCGGCTTCTCGTTCGCGATCATGAGTTGCCCACTCTGGCCGACAAACCCAACCTGCCAGGGCTTGGCGTTGTCGTGACCGTCTGGAAGCTTGTCAGGAACCGGCATGTCGACGCCGGGGGTCTCAGCGAGCAGGCTTGGCGGTATCAGCCTCTCGCAGCGCGGCACACCGTTGGCTATTGTAGTAGAGACGCAGCCGGCAAGTGGCACGCTCAGCAGCGTCATTGCTATTGCCATCGGGCGCTTGTTCGATCTCACGGGTAGCCTCCTTCACGGTGTCTCGGGTTTCGGCCGCGTTCGCTTCGACTGCGGCAACGGTGTTCATGGCCTCCTGCCCGGAAGCTGCTGCCGCCTCGGCTTGACCGCGATCCAGTCGGCCCTGCGTTTCCGCTGCCTGCCTCTTCTGCCATTGGGAGAACAACAGGCCGATGACGACCAGCAGGACAACGACAAGGGCGATGATGGCGAGCAGCTTCGTGCCCAGCTCAGGCAGCTTGAACATGAGCGTTCTCCAGCTTGGAAAGGGCGAAGTCGCGGATCTCGTCCCAAGGCACGCCGCCGACGATTGGCCGCTCTCGAGCGCGGATAAAGCGCTGGAGGGTCATCGCAGCGAACTCTTCATAAGCAGAGTCTGCGGGGCTAATTTCCTCGCCGTGAGCCAATGCCCACAGGACGCGGCTTGGCCGGTCGTGCAGCATCTGCTCGATTACGAGATGAGCGACCTCATGCTCGCGGCAGTAGCCGAGGATGTCGTCACCATAGCCGGTGCGATGCGCAACCACATGATAATGGTGAGTGTCGTGGGGATAGGAGCCCCACCTCGTACCGTCATTGAATATCGTCAGGCAGCCAGTCGCGTTGTAGATCACGCGAGCATGGTCCAGGTAGATCACCCCTTTGCCTCGCCCGCGATCGCGTCTGCTTCGCGAGCTGCGGCGCCAGCCACCTGATCGGCTGCATCTTGCGCTTCCTGCGGTGTCGGAGCAGCATCCACAGGCGTGGATCCTGCCAGCTGGTTGCCCAGGCGCTCCACCTGTCGGCCAGAGGCCAACTGAACGAGCGTGGCGAGGCAGTCACCCAGCTTCAGCACGGCAGCGGTCGCGATGGAGACGAGGACATTCTCAGCCCAATTCGGCAGCGCGCGCGGCGTCAGGAAGAGACCTAGCAAGATGCCGAGCAAGATGGCGATGAGGCCCCCGGAAATAAGAGCGAGGACCCAGCGATCGGCGTTGCGTTCGGAGGTGGTGACGCTCACCGCATCGCCCTCGCCATCTTCGTGTGATAGTCGAAACGCTCGTAAGCCGGTCCATTGTACGCCTTCGCGAAGGCGCGGCAGTCCTCCGGGTCACTCGACAGAGCGCGCAGCTCATCCTTGAGACCGTTCCGCTCGATGAAGCGGGCCAGCATCTCATAGTGCGCCGCCTCACCTGTCACGGTCGAATAGGCGAGCTCGATAGCCGACGGGTATTCCAGAGCAGCCCAGTGCATGCCGAGCACCTGGAACTTGCCCCAGCTCGCGGACGAGAACGCCGCCCGCGGGTTCTTGCACGCCGCGAGGGCCAGCTTCTGCCAGCTATCCTCCGCGTAGCCACCGCCCTTCGCATTGCTAAAGGTAGCCGGGCTGAACTCGCCGTTCGTCAGGCGGTGGAAAAGATGGCGCTCGAACAGGATCTTCGGCCGCCCCTGCTTGTCGAACGCAGCACCGCCGCTTTCGACCTGGGCGACAGCCCGGATCTGCTTTTCCTCGCAGCCAAGGCGCGCCGCCAGCGCCTTGATCTCGTCGTCCGTGACTGCGGGTGCGCAGGTGTTGGAGAAGACGGCAAGGATCGCGGCGCGGGTCTGCGGGCCGAGCTGCCCGTCGACGACCACGGGATGACCGTGTGCGCCCAGCCATTGCTGGAATTCGATGGGGGTCATCGTGGTTTCTCCTCAGGTCGGGCGGCAAAGATCGGCCCAAGCGCTTCCATCATTCGGTCGATTTCAGGCGACCGCATCTCGGGCGGGAGTGCGCGGCCAGACGCGAGCTGGAACATGATGAGCGAGCGCTGGAGGCCATCGATCAGCTTGTCCTGCTCTCTGATCCGCTGGTTCAGCTTCTCGGTCTCTTGCTGGCAGTCCCGACGGTCCTTTTCACGCTCCAAAGCGTGCGCCTTCCGGTCTTCGACTTGCTGCAGCTCCAGCGCACTGATCCGCTTAAGGAGATCGCCGCGCAGGCTGCCGTCGGCCTCGTTGCGAAGGCGGGCCATCAGGGGCTTGAACTTGAACCAGGCAGTGATGAGGCCGCCGATGATGATCCAGATTCCAGCACCCGCGGGAGTCACCGCGCCCAGGTACGGCACCGCGATGCTGCTGTTCATCACTTCTTCGCCTTGGCGCGGGCGTGCAGCACATAAACAAAGCAGAGGGAGCAGAGGCTGCTGAAGACGTACAGCCCGGACCAAACGCCGAGCTCACCAGGAACCATGACGTGGGTAGCGTCGGGCCAGGCGATCCATCGTCCGACAAAGCAGAGTTGGTTCAGCCCCATGAACCAGACGACCACACGCGGTGCGTCGATGCCGAGCCAACGTCTCGTGAACAAGACGCGGAATAGCGCCGGCAGGTAGATCAGAACGGGGACGAGCCAGCAGAGCCCGCAGAGGATCTGGAAATGCTGGATCGTCATTTCAGACGACCCCGCACAGCGTACCACGGCTGACGCATCGGCATGTCTTTCTGCTGGAGGGTTCGCCCAGTCTGGCGGTCAGTTCGGGTTTCCGGAGATCAGATAAACGAAGTTGCCCGTGACCGCGGCGGAGCAGGTGACCGTGACCGTAGTGGTGGTCGCGCTCACCCAATAGCGAACGCCGGCGCCCAGATCGAAGTCGGGAGTAGCAAGCACGAGCGGTACTGTGTTGAATGCCCGGGTCAGTGTCTTCGTCACGCTTGTTTGGTTGGTGAGGTGGATGATCCCCATCAGGTCGCTGTTGGCACTGGCCTGCGTTAAATGCGGCGAAGCCGCCCGCGGACCGAAATTGCCATAGCTATCGATCACGAATTTACTCGAGACGGTCCCGTCGCCGTTCGCCGTTTCGAAGCTGAAAAGGCCGCGGTTTAAAGCGCCGTCGCAGGAGGCGACAATCTGAGCGACCCGATATTCGGAGTTTGGCAGGCTTGTCGGGGCGGACGCGTTGGCAGCCGACCAGACGGCGACGACCCCCGTATTGCTGCTTACGCTGCCGACCAGAGAATTCCAGGGCACCTTGCCAACCTGCCGAGGATAGATCTGCCGGATCGAGTTGCCGTCCACGAGCGAGGGGAAATTCGAGAAAAGCGGGAAGAAGCTTCTTCCGTTTAGGCGTCGGACTTCCCGGATATCCGCATTCCCGGCTCCGTTGATTTTGAGCGGGATATTGAAATCGTGCATGTGGATCGTGATCTCGCCATGCAGATAATTATTCGGATCGATGATGTCGTAGCCGAAGGGCTCCACCCAGCTCGGCCCAGAGCCGTTCAGGACCGTGTCATGCTCAATGCTGATGAGCATGTAGACCTCGGAAGGGCCTCCCACCACATCGATATAATTCGGGCAGTTGCCGGCGACGATGTATCCGAAGCGGCTTATGTGGGCCATCTCCGGGATCTGCATGGCGCAATGGCACGGGCCGAAGCTCATGTGCGAGGCGGTCGTCAGCTCGCCGACACGGAGCCCGAAATAGTATCCAGCGATGCCGACATTATCATAGACATTGTAGGTGGGCACATTGTTGAGGCTGCCCTTGATGCCGTAAGCGGCGTTCGCTGGCCCATAGGTGGGCTCGATGCCGACCTGGTAGCCGGCGCCGTTGACCGTCCCCTGAGTGTCCACCCGCACGTTCTCGAATTTGAACATCGGGATGTTGGACATGTCGATGCAGCTGTTGCTGGGGTTCGCCACCATCCGGCAGTGGATGTTCTCCATGTAGAAGCCGAGGCGGGAGATCCCTCTATCGCCGGTCGTCTTCACGCCGATCATCTGGCCGCTGCCCGATGTGATCGTGCTCAACAGGATTGGCCCGGCATTGTTTGACATCGTGATGCCAGGCGGGGTTTGGCCCTTGAAGCTCACGCTCATACCGGTCGTCGGATCGACAACCTTGGGCAGCACGATCTGAGCGTTGGAAAGGCCGGTGTCCTGCAGGGCACCGCCGATGATGTAGATGCCGTCAGGAAAGTAGAGCGTGCCCCCGTTCCTTGAGGCCAGGAAGTCGATGCCGCGCTGAATGGCTACGGTGTCGTCAGTGCCGATACCGGCCATCGTGCCGTCGGCCTTGGCGCCAAACCATTTGACGTTGAACACGCCGTCTTGCTGCGTCACCCGCACCCAGGCGCCGCTAGAACCGGTCGAAGCAGAGCTGGGCGGAATATACACGCCCTGGTTAGGATCGGCGCTCACTTGAGTTGCCAAGTTGCCGCTCGTGAACTTGAACCAGCCCTCGCGCCCGGCCTCGTTCAGGTAGCGGAGGTCGTTTGCTGTAGGTCCCGAAATGGCGGCAAGAGCCGTCCTGGTGGCAACCGAGCTGAGGTTGCCCGTACCGCCGCCCCCGCCACCGCTGGCGGAAAGTACGCCGCCAACGAGTGTGAGGCCTGAGCCGATGCCGACATGTTGGTAGTCACCCGACCCGCTCGCGCCGACCAGTCCCGCAGACGGGGCCTGTACGAACTTGGCGAAGGTGACGGAATGGCCTTCGACCGTGAAAACTGTGCCGCCGCCGGAGACAATTATGTCTCCCCTATCGCCGTCGGACAGGGTGACCGAACCGGTCGCCACAAGTGCCCCGCCAGAGATCGCCAAGCCCGCGCCAAGCGGAATGTGCCCATAGTTCCCGGAACCACCGGCCCCGATGATCCCCGCAGAAGGCGCCTGGATGAGTTTCGGAAAGGAGACAGTGTGCGTGCCGATCGTGAGGACTGCACCACTAGAGGACGCTACGATATCGCCGTAGCTGCCATCGGAAATCGTTGCGCCGCCGCCAGAGAACCGAAGCTCCCCGCCGACCACACTGAAGCCAGGGCCGAACGTCAGATGTTGATAATTTCCAGCAGCGCCCGCGCCAACGACTCCTGCCGAGCCGGCTTGCACCAACTTCCCAAAGGTGACCTTGTTCGCACCGATCGTGACTGAGATCGTGCCGGTGCCCGTTCCCGCGATATCACCCGTCAGGGTTAGGCTGTTTCCAGAACCCCCGCCGATGTAAGCCAGGAACTGCGCTGTGGTGGCCCCGCGCGGCTGTCCCCCTTGGAGGACTGGTACCTTTTCACTGCCCGTGAGGGGTGAGGCGAGCGTGCCGGTGCTGAGCTCCCAATCGGGCATCTATGCCATCTCCACGGTGTCGCCTGCGACAAGGACGGTGTAGCCGCCGATCATCAGTGTCTGATTGGGAATGAAGATCAGGGGCGCGTTCAGAGGGTCCTCGAGCAGGTCGAGATCGTAGGAGACCCCCTCACCCACCTGAACCGGGTTGGCCCCGGTATCCTCCGACTGAAGGCGAAACCAACCTACCGGATTGCCGAAGACCGCAGCGTTTGCGCCTACTGCGGCTCGCAGCGCCGGTTCAAAGAAGACAGTGGCCTGGCCGCTGCCGTCTGCGACCGCGTCTGCCACGAGGATATGCGGTCGGCCGTCGCCACCGATGTAGTCGCCTGCCAGGAGGCTGGCCCCCGGATCCAGCCCGGTGATGGTCATTGAGAACGAGCCTGCGGAGGCGGCGAGATTGCCGGCTGCGCTCGTATTGGCGTCGCGCATGGTTGGACGGCGGAAGTCGTAGACGCCTATCCTGTTGGCGCGTCCGCGCAGCCTGGCGAACAGCGCATCAAGAACGGCGCCGAACGCCTGGACACCCGACTTGCCGTTGTACCCGCCGAAGAACGACATCCTGCAGACCCATAGAGGCGCTGACAGTTCATAGGTCTTCGTGACGCGGCTGAACGGGCTTGCTGTGCCTCCCGTGTGCGGCTGCAGGTAATAGGAGACCGCACGCGGGGCGAGCCCCGACGGCCACAGATAGTCAGCCATTAGGCCCCCTATTCTACAGGTAAATATCGGCTTCCCGTGCGCCCGGATCGGTCCAGCCGCCGCTACCGCCAGGGCCGCTACCGCCCGTACCGCCACCATTGCCGCTTGCGTTCATCGTGACGAGGAACCCAATGTCGTGACGGTAAGGATTGGTCGCAGAATAATAGCCGTCAGCGAGAACCGGTGTCGCCGTGTACGTCACTTGGCCGCCGTCGAGCTCGGGATCATCGTAATAGATGATGTAGGTGGTGCTGTATGCGAGGCCGGTGAGAGTGCCGCCTGCGACGGTCACCTCGGGATAAGGGGCTGGATAGACCCTCGTGTGGCTCGGAATAGTGACGGTGACACTGGACCCTGCGTTCGTTTGGACCAAGCTGCCCGCAACGCCCCGGGTGTAGCTGCCGGCGATAGCCGTGCCGATTGCACTGGTCGGGGTGACCACTTCTCCAGGAGAGATAGTAGGCACGGATGGTGCAACGACCACTGGAGGCGCTCCGTAAATATCGGGGCTCTCCTCTCGCAGGCTCAGCACCACTCCGAAATCGGATGAAAGGTTCCACGCGGTGACGGTGAAGGCATAGTTGCTTAACCCATACCTCGCCGTGTCGAGCTGAACCGTGTCGAGCGCCTTGACCTTCAAACCAGCTATATTCATCGGCCACACGACCGTTTTTTCCGCTTGGGCGCGGTTCAACATGATCTTGGCGATGCGCTCAGCGCGCCGCTTGCTCGTGATGAAGGCAAGATCCAGATCCATCTGGCGGACGTCTGCAGGCGCAGGTGTGATGGCCTGGGTCCCGAAAGGCTGTCCTTGGTACCCATATCCGGGATCGATGTATGTCCCCTGGACCTCGTTTACGGCTTGGTCACCGGACAGAAAGGGCGACACTTGGATCGGCCCCGCTAGGTCATCTTCAGAGAGGCTCGTGGTCGGCGGGACATAGTAGCCCGGGCGCATCAGATGCTTGCCACCCGAGTAGGTATAGCTACCCGCGCAATTGACTGTAAGCACGTCGCGGATCTCGCTTGGTGCCGACCCGGCGGTAATTACAGCGTCAATCGCGTATCGTGCCTCGCCGTCGACGGTCTCATCGCAAACATTTGCTTGGGCGCTGACCCAGCTTGCCGGGGGGATTTCATCAGCGTAGGCGCCGAACCCGCCCTCCTCACGAGGAAGGCTCATCCAATCATAGAACACCAAGGCTGCATTCCCCGTGTGACCGGTAGTGCCGGTGCGGGGGTCAAAGATCTCGTCGCGTCCGTCGATAACCGCGGTTATGTTCGGCATGCCAGCCTGTACGACGTCGTCGGTCAGCTTGAATTTCGCATAGATTGCAGCAACACCATTGCCCTTATGCGCCGAGGTCCACCTACCGTCGCATTCCGCCACGAATGTCGAATTAGCTGTCTCATTTGCAAGGCCGCGTTGGAACCAGAGCCAGGCAGAACCGGCATAGGTCCCAGATTGGACCAACCCCGTGCCTGCGTTCACGAGGACTGCTTCGTCGTTCAGCAGCCATTGCGCCACCCCCTTGCAGCGGTGCCCTGCGCACGCGATGACGAAATATCGATAGTGCTGCTTCCCAATTTTCTTGCCATGGAAGAACGTTAGCAGCCCGCCCATGCGCCGTCGGCCGTAGATAATGAAACTGTCGGTGATCGACTGGCGGAACACCGATGGCGTGCCGCCCCGAGCTGATGGAGCCCCGCGAACGAGACCAGTCGCCTTCATGGCGAAATGCGCGCCGACGGCCAGCACGGTCGCTGCCAGAGCCGTAGCCGCTGCCGTTGCTAGGGCAGTCGCCGTGGTCGTGCCGATCGCCGTCAGAAACGCCGCGCCCAGCTGCGGAGCAAAGACGGTGATAGCAACCGCTACAGCGATCATCGCGATGGCGCCGACAACCTTCCCCACGCCCCCTCCAGATGCTAAGTGCGATATATGCGAATGATTATAGTTGCCGCTCTGGCACTCTCGGGATGTGCGACGGTCGGCGCGCTGCGGGAACGCCCAGCGATTTTAGATCAGACCAGCGCAAAGCCGCTCGGTGAATTCCAAGCGTGCTTTGCGAAGCAGTTTGATCGTCAGATCGCACCGCGTTTCCTGCCCGCCGGCACCGGCGGGACTTACACCTACGAAATCAGCAACACCGTCTTCTGGGTTCTTGACGTCGAGGTTGCCGAAACGGGCACAAGGGCCATCCTCCACGGTGGAGATGCCGGGCTCGTGCAGCAGATCAAGGCCTGCCTTTAGCAGGCCAAGCGCTTTGCACGTTGTCCATAGTGACCGTCGCTCCCATGCAAACAGCCACTTCTCCCGCACAGATTCCCAAAGATCCTTGAACCATAACGATGTCCCCGCGCATGGCTTGCATGGGTGGAATCGGCTCGCCGAGCACTTTGGTCACCAACGCATCGAGTGAGCGGCAACCGTGGCGCCTGTATAGATCCGCGGCTTCACGCCACGACCTTGGACAACCTCCAAGCTCGGCCCAGATGTCGCGACCGGCGGCGGCGTTCGCAGCCTCAACCGCTGGCTCCGCACAATGCCGCGTTCTCCAGTCAGGGTCAGAGCTGGCGATTTGCCCAGGTTCCAAAGCCACCTCCACCACCTCCTCCGCCACCTCCGCCACCGCTGAAAATGGCGCTTTTCTGCTCGGCTTGCGCCCAGAGGATGGACACTTCGGACATTTGCGGAACGTATTGGAAAAATAGATCGCCCGGGTTTTTGCGCTGCTGGTACTCGTCAGTAAAGCGTTTCACCGAAGGTCTGCGCTGGTCGATCCCGCGGCTCTCTCCGCGTATGTCGACGCTGATCGTTTCCCCCGCGTCCGTAATGTCGTATGTGTCGAGGCGTCCCTTCCAGATAAGCTTGCTAGCCGTGACCCCTTGAAACGCGGTATCGAAGGCGCCCGCGTAAACTTCGAAGTTGGCCCCTTGCACTGCTTGGTCCGCGATATCCTGACGGAAGTCGGCGGGCGCAGAGAACAAAGTCACCCTCACGCCTGCGGCTGAACCATCGGTCGGCTCTGAGATGCCGTCTATCGCGCCCATCTCGCCAGCACCGATCCAATCGCGGCTGACACCCTCCGCATCGTTGAACGGTATCGTTCCTATGCCTGTAAATGCGTAGACGGGATCGGGAAGCTCGATACGGACGGCAAGAAAGGGCCTTAATGCCGGCTCATCAATTTCGGCGATAAGTTCCGGGGGAAGATCACGGCTCATCTGGACCTTCGCCTGTCAAGATCCCTGATGGATGCCATCGTATCGTGCTTTGCCATAGCCATCCAACGCACAAGCTCGACCCTATCAACTGCATTGCCGGCCAAGTTGGGGGCAAAAGTTTGATTGATGACGATCCCGCCACCTCCGCCTGAACCTGGAGAAGCTGCGGCAACTGGCGAGCCGCGCCGGATCGCTTCCAAGGTTGGCACACCGAGCCTCCGCGTAGCAGCGGAGTCGAACACATATTCTCCGCCGTGAACAACACCAGCCACAGCTTTCGGCGACCCGGATCCTGTGTAACCCCCAGCAGCAAAACCTGTGACGTTGAATCCGCCACCTGCTCCAAACGCTCCACCAAGAGCGTTCGCCAAGGGCCCAATAATCGCCTTCTGAATTTGGATTTTTATCAGTTCGGCGATGATCTGCTTGGCCACATTCGCGAACACTTTGCCGAGGCTTTGCGCGCCCATGATGGCTTCGGTGAGCCCGTCGGTGATGCTCTGCAGACCCTCTGCGGCTACCGCCTGCAGGGCTTCGTTCGCCTTGGCTGCGGTGTCTGGCAGGCTCGCGAGAAAGCTCTCCATCGGGCCGCGTGTGCCGGCCATCACGCCGGCTTGGGCCGTTTGCTCTAGGCCAGGCAGTGCATCGATCTGAAGCTGGAGGCGGGACTTCTCGTTCGCGTCTGTGGTTGCCGCTTGCGCGCGCTCAAGTGCCGCTTTCCTCTCTCGATACGCGAAGGCGAGGATCTCAAGTTCGATCGCTCGGCGCTCCGATTCTGTTTCTGCTAGCGAGGCAAGCCCATCGTTGCGTTCGCGCTCAATATCCGCGCGGACGTCAGCCGTCTTGTTCGCATCCTCGACAACCTGCCGCTGATACTCCTCGTCAAGACGCTGCCTCTTGAGCCGGTCAACCCTGACGTGCTGGATCTTTAGCTGATCGGCTTGCGCTCGGGTTAGGTCGCCCAGCCCCACCGCAAGGTTGAGGGCCGCGATCTCCTGCTCACCTTCGGCCAGCAGAATCTCCTTGTCGATCGACAGTCGGTCCTCGGCCGTCTTCGCCAATTCACGCTGAGCCTGCAGAACCTCCGTCTGTACTCGTCTCTGATCGCTTTCGAACTGATACGCATCCCGCAGCGCTTCCTTGCGCCTACGTTCGCCATCATCACTGCCGCTCTTGCGAGGTGTCCTAGACCGGCCGGGTGAGGATCCGCCACCAGCACCACCTGACAGCCTGGGGGGCGGTCGGCGGACCTTGGTCGCGCCCGGCTGTGCCTCGCCGGCGTAAGCCCGAGAGATCTTTAGGCGCTCATCGGCAATCTCAGAAACGCCTTCGAGTAGCCTGAGGCGCTCCTGCGGCGTCCTGGCCCGATCAGCGGCGTTCTGCGTGTTCTTCATCTGTTGGGCCAGATAGAAGTCGCGCCAGGCCAGCGAAGCCTTCCCTGCCCAGGTCACCAGTGTGGCGAGGGCATCTACCAGAGAATAGATGGCAGCGGCATTGTCGGCCACAGCGCCGGCAATCCTCGCTTCGAGGATCATCTTGAGCTCGGCGAGCTTGTCAGCAGTCTTGTCAGCGTTCTGGATCTGGTCTTCCGAAAGAACGATGCCAAGGTCGTGTGCTGCGTTGCGCAGATTGTTGATTGCGTCGGCCCCGCCGGCGAGCATTGTGTCAAGCTGCTGACCGGATTTTCCGAATAGCTCCACCTCAAGCCGCGCCCGTCGGGTCGGATCCTCGACCTTCGCCAACGCATCAGAGATGAGGGGGATAGCCTCCCCTGCATCGCGTGCTGCTTTTAGGATATCCCGGCCAAGGAGAGTTGAAAGCTCCTTGAAGGTCGCAACAGGCCCCTTCGCGCCGTCTCGCGCCTTGCCCATGCTGACCGTGAGCTTGCCGAGCGCCTTGTCCATAGTCTCAGTGTCGACACCAGTCTGGGTGGCGATGTACCGATATTCCTGGAGCGCGTCGGTCGTGACGCCGAGCTGCTGGGCGACCTCCTGCAGAGATGAGGCGTAATCGAGAGATTTCTTGACGATCGCGACCGTGGCACCGAGCGAGATCCCGGCAGCAAAGCCACGCGCGGCGTTAGCGACGCTATCGAGCGATTTCCTGATCGCCGTGGTGTCGTCAGCAGCCTGGCGCCGCGCCCGCTTGAGGCCCGTCGAAAACGACGAGCTTTCCAGCCCCAGACGTGTGACCAGGCTTGCGAGAAGCGCCATTCAGATACCTCTCAAGCCCGCCGCCCGCTCGGCAGCATGGTTCCCTTGGCGACGCCTTTGGCGATGCGATCGACGCCCTTTTGCAGAACATCGATCTGGATCGACACCAGCTCATCTTTCGCAGCTTCGACCGCAGGGCGCGCCCAAGGCTGGGCCGCCATGTGAATCGTGCCGAACTCGAGGAAGTACCCCCAGAAGGCGTCCTTCGTCGTGACGTCGAAAACCACGTAGTTGGTGTTTCGAGAACGCCCTTTGCGAACTCCGATATTGTCCCGAAGGTGTCCGTAATCTTTCCCGCGGCGCTCGCGCGTGCCCGGTCGGTAAGGGGCCACCGCCTTCAGCTTGACCTGAAGGGAGGCCGCCGAAGCCCTTGTAGCTCGAACGCCGAGCCGGGTGGAGACCTCAGTATCGAGTGCCGCCAAAGCTGCGTCTAGCTCCTTTGCCCCTTCAAGGCTGGACCGCTGAAAATTTGCCATGCACAGGTCCTCTGACTAGCAGGCAATTATCGTCTTGCTGGAGACTCGCCCTTGAAGAACTGTCCGCAGTGCGCCGAGCAAGTCCAAGACGATGCGAAAGTCTGTCGCTATTGCGGGCACAAGTTCGGCTTCCAGAGGCCGAAAATTGGCTGCTTCGGCGGCGTTATCGTCGTGGTACTGGTTCTGTATCTCGCCGGAGCATTCTCGAAACCGTCAGATAAAACGCCCGTGAGTGGGCCGGCCCTGGAACTTTCTGCTGTAGAATTCGCGCAGGCGTTCGAAGACAATGAAGCCGCGGCGCAAGCGCACTACGACGGTCGAGTGCTGGCGGTCACAGGCGAGGTTGACAGCGTGAAACTGAACCTGACGAATGATCCGGTCATTCGTCTTGTGGGTACACGCGCTAGCCATGTCACAGCGCACCTGACAGATTTGAGCAAACCACGGGCAAGCAGCCTATCAGCGGGTGAAAAGGTGACGCTGAGATGTACGAGAGCCCAAGAGCTTATGGGCCTTCCCGTCCTACTCGACTGTCAACTCGGCGAATAGTCATCTTGTCGCCAGCAATGGCTTTAAGAGCTGCCAGCATTTCGGTGGGGCTCTGTTGTGTGCGGGGCTTCAGAGCGTCCAGATAGTGCTTCAGCGGCTTGAGTTTGGCCTGGCCGGAGAATGCGGCAACATGCCACGCCTCAGCTATCCGGTCCTCGAAGGCCATTTGAGCGGCGCGGGCGCGGCCTTCCATGATGACCATGAATGTGCGGGGTGTCTGCCTCCAGAACTGATCTGGTGACAGGCCCTGCTCAACCCATGCCGTCAGGAAGCTTTCGACGCTCCACGCCGCCTCTGAGGGCGCGGCTTGTCATCCTTTGGCGCCTCGGCGACCGGAAAAGCAGCTTCCATCAGCTTCTGGACGGCAATCCCGACCTTCACTCCGCTCTCGCCCCACATCATCGCCATGGCGTGATCTGGAGTCATCTGAGGGTGATGCTTGCGCAGCAGTCCCCAGACCACCTTGGCCGTAAAGCCAAGCGGCGGGTCGTCATTCTGCCCAAGGGCTTGCAGCACGCTCGGATAGGTGATGCCGAGCAATGTCTCCGTGGCATCGATGGCCTCGAAGTCGATGACGAGGCGGAGGGTCTCGCCCTCCACCTCGACGGCCTGCTCAGCGTAGAAGGGTTTCACCATTAGACGCCGGCTGCTTCGGTCGAGGCCCCGGTGAAGCGGATGCTAACCGTCGCGGTCATCTTGTCGTCCATCGGGACACCACGCTCGTAACCTTTGACGATAAGATCGCCCGTGATCTCCCAAGTGCCGCCCTCCATGTCCGCCGGGATGACGATCTTGTAACCCTTCGTGGCACCGGAGGACTGAGCCCCCCTCAGAAGCGCGTCGGTAGCGGAGCCGGGAATGTAGTTCAGGGCGATGTCGCCTTCGCCGTCCTCAATCAGGCCAGAGATATATTCTCGGCGGCGGTTCGGAGATCCGAAGTGCGTTGCCTCAATTTCACCCGTTTGAGGGTTGGGCAACGGGATGCCGGTGATCTCGCCGAGCTTCGTCAGAACTGGCGTCCCGGCATTGTTGTCCATCCAAAACTCGGAACCCATGCCGATCAAGGCTTCAGTCGTCATATTGCCCTCCTACTCAGTGGCTTGCCAGACGGTGAAATCGACGCTGGCGCGGTGAATGAATTTTGTATCGCCCTGCTCTCCGAGGTCCCGCACGGCTGTGAAGAAGCCCCGGGAGAACTTGATACCGTTGGAAACTTCCGCAGGTGCGAGCGTGGCGATCACGCTTTCCGTGATCCCCTTCACCTCCGCGTAGGTATTCCCCCATATGTCGATCTGGACGGTTGTCGGACGAGAGCCCTGAAAACCGTCCATGGTCTGGGGCCGTCCGTCAGTGACCGTCTGAAGCGTTATCGCTGGCAGAGTGCTGGCCTGCGGTCGGTCGACCCAATGGATGCGGCCGGCCGCGTGGGCTGGTTCGAGCAAGCGAGCCCGAAGGGCTTCCTGGAAATCCATCCGTAGCCCTCCGGTCGCGCCTTATTTCGTCTCGGTCGGCTTCGTGGCGGCAGGCTTTGCAGCGGGCTTCTTCGGCTCGTCAGGCACTTCCTCGACGTACCCGTCCCGGATCAGGCGCTTGGCAGCGCGCTCATCCTCGACGTCGTACTCGTCGTTGACGCGCTTGTGGTAATTGCGGCCATATTCGTTGTCGTGGCTGCGGACGGTCCTGAGCTTCATGGTGCGTCACTCCTCACTGCAGTGATGTGGAATTCTTTGTTCTGGCCGATGGGGACGATGCCGATGATGTCCCAGGTGGCATTCAGCCCTAGGAGGCGATCCTTCTCGACCACCTGTGCCAGCTTCGGCGTGAAGGGGACGATGAAGGTCGCCGGCATCGTCGCCTGCTCCTGCGCGGCAGACCGCCTTTCAGCGCCGGTACCGTGCAGAACTTCGGCAAAGGCTTCCGTGTGCAGTTCCCACGTCGGCGTCTCGCCGCCGTAACTGTCGGTCGCCACTGTCGCTTTCTGGACGGCAATGCGGTGGATCCGCCTGCCCGCGGTCGTCACAGGACTGGCGTCCGGTACTGGCCGCAGAGAGACTCAACCGCGAACGGCACCTCATTGACAGCAGCGCCGATGACGACCGTTTCCCGGTTCGTCCACCAATGCCCCACGAGAAGCAGGATGGCCTGCAGCAAAGGGCGCGGCTCCTGCCCGGGGTCATAGCCGGCAGTATAGGTGACCGTGACGCTGCCATTGCGCCCCAACGAGGGCCACCAGCCATTCAGGGCTGGGAAGATGCGCGCCGGGCTGCGATCGATGCTGTAAACCCCGTCTGCGTAGGGCTGAGAGGTCCCGTCGGCGGCCGTGTAGGTGATAGCGTCAACCAAGACGACCGGCCGCCGATGTAATTCGATGAAGCGGCCAAAGCGGTCTCGCGTATCGGTAAACTCGCGCTGCACGAGAACATGCCCCGTGTGGTTCTCCACCCACATGCGCGCTGCCGTGATGTATCCTTCGATCAGATCGTCGCGGCTCGTGTCGTCCAGCAGGCCAATATGAGCCTTCGCTTCGTCCACTGAGATCGGTTCAGCCATTGGCTTCCTTCCTCAGTAGATTCGCGACGACGAGGCCGAGACCCTTGACCGCC